GCGTACTTCAGAGCACCAAAAGCATTGACGCTATAGGTATGAGTTGAAGTTGAAACTGTCGAAACAGCTTTGATAAAACGCTTTGCGCTTCCCTTAGCGAAAACTAAGGTCTGTTTACTTGCACTTGTGCTTACTTGCGTAAACGCAGCGTCAGTCACGTCAGAATAAGTTCCACCAGAGGTGTCAGCCGACTGAATTTTGACATCCAAAGTCGATGTTCCGCCATTCTCAACATCGAGAATCACGCAAATATCGCCTTCGTAATCATTCAAGTCAACGGCAGTGCCGTCAAGAGCAGAAGTACGTGAAGCGGTTGGAGCTAACGCAAAATGCGAAAGCTTTTCAAGGCCGACAGAAAGAATTGTCATCAGTCTTCTCCAAGAGAATTTTTGGAACGTCCTCGCTTTGAAGGAGGCTTCGGTGGGAAAGGCGGAGGAGTGTCAGCAACAGGCGCGGCTTGCTTCTCGACAGCAACTTTTGCTTTGTCGCTATTGAAAAGAATATTCGCTGTCTTCTGATCAACTTCAATAAAGGAGCCTGCTTTCACAGGCTCCCCGTTGATCATCACTCCGCGTGTGATCTCAACTTTCATGTTGCTCAGCTAGCGAAGCAGAAACATGCAGGCTGCTTGACAGCAAAATCCACATCCTGAAGAGCGATCACCCGAACAGTGCCAGCCGTAGCACCAGCATAAGGATCAACAGTTAGATCCAAACCAGACCACATGCCCATCACGAATTGCGAGAAATCTCCAAACAGCGCATCATTATTGAGCAGCTGGTTAGAAACGATCACAGGGTAACCATTGATCTCATCGTTTTCATAAACGAACTGAGCAGTGTTTGAAGCCTTCTCGGTTGACTTCAGAGAGCCGCGAGCGGAAGCGTTAATGATATAGCGCATTGCTCCGATGTCACCGTTAGCCGCAGTAACGTCGGTCTCCATCGCAATGTACTCAGCAAAAGTTCCAAAGCTGGTCAACGTTTCGGAACCAATGCCGGAGACATTGGTCAAACCTTGAGGCTGGTTGGAAGAACCGGTGCCGTAAACAGCAGCGCGGTCAATCTCAAGTGCAATAACGCGAGCAAGGTCATTGCGGATCATGCCTTCAACGTCAATGCTGCTTTGAAGCAGAAGACGACGTGAGTAGTCAACAAATGCACCCACCGTCTTAGGTGTCATGTTGACCTGATCAATTGCCTGCTGGGACTCGGTAGGGGAAGAATTTTCGCCAACCCAGTATGCTGTGCTCGCGCTCGTCTGTCGAGGAATTGACACATTGCCCTGCAGCCCGGTCAGCATCGTTGCGCCAGCCTGTGAAATTGACAGGCGGTTGCGAAGCAGATCGATGAAGCTTCCAGCCAGAAGCACGTCGTCAACCAAGTCACCACCAGCTGTAGGTGTACCTACAACCAAGTCGCGACGAAGGACTTCATTAGGAATGACGATGCCGTTTGAAGAACGCTCGTACTTCTTGGCAGCAGCCTCGCCAACTTCAATTTCAAACGCTGCATCGCGACGAGCCTGAGCATCACCCTGGTTAGAGAGATAGTTCAGAGCTTTGACGAAGCTGAAGCTACGAGTCTCCTTATCGGAGAGGCCAATGTCGTTGGCGGTGATACTGTGTTCCACGGGCTGAGTTCCGATTTTTTCGAGGACAGCAGCGCGAGCCTCATCGACGGACTGTCCGCCGGAGATCAATTCGCGTGCAAGATCGGAGAGGTTATGACGCTCGCCGAGTTTGTTGATAGATGCAATCCGGGTACGCTCGGCCTCTACGGCCTCGGACCGGATCACCTCCACATCAGTTGTGGTGCTTTCCATGACTTCAGTCACTGTGTTTACGGGAGATGCGGTCGAAGCCGCAGTATCGGTGTCAGAGTCAACGTTCTCTAAAGAACGATCAACTCCAACATTTGCGTCAGAGTCGTCGATCTGAAGAGAACGTCCAACTCCAACAGTGGGGTCAGCTGGGATAACAGCTAACGAAACCTCGTAAGGCGACCAATTGGTAGCTACGAGGCCATCTTCGCGCTCCTCCATTTTATCAATGGAGTAGCCGAAAGAAACGCCGCGAAGGATTCCATCGCGAACGTCTTGTAGCACTTCTTGCGCAAATTTATTGCGCGAAAAGCGCACCTTGGCATAACCGCGTTTCTTCTCACCATCAACCCAGGCACGTTCGACAACGCCGATCATGCGATCTGGATCATGGTTGTAAAGAAGCGGTGCGCCATCATTGAGCCGCGAAAGATTCGCAGACTCCATACCGTGGCTCAGGATTTCGTTTCCAAAGTAACGAGCCACGGGATATTCAGAGCTGAATGGAAATTCCATGCTCCTTTCG